ATCCAGGATATGCATTTTCAAATGGAACTACTTGGAAGCAAATGGCTGCTCCAACAACTGACATTGCAACATCGTAATAAATAATATCGTGGGCCTTCGGGCCCACACAATTTTAATAGGAGAAAAATTATGGCAGCTAAAGGTGATGTAAAAGCAGTTCAGATTACAACAGCCGCTCAAGTTTTTGCAGGTAGAACAAGATTGAGAGGAATTATTCTTTCTAATGTAACTACTACAACTACTACTGGATCTGTAACACTACAAGATGAATCTGGAACTCAGTTCACAGCAGAAGTTCCTCCAGGAGATGTATTTTCATTTAATCTTCCTGAAGATGGAATTTTATTTAAAGGTGGAATGACTTGCAGTGCAATAACAAGTGCTAAAGCAACTGTATTGATTGACAAATAGGAGGTTAATTAATGGCTACCTCTGGAACAACAACTTTTGAATCAGGTTTTTATATTGATGATATAATTACTGAAGCTTATGAAAGATTAGGCAGATTTGATTATTCTGGTAATGATATAAAAACAGCAAGACGTTCTTTAAACATTATGTTTCAAGAATGGGCTAATAGAGGTTTGCACTATTGGGAAGTTGGTAATAATTCAATCACATTAGTTAATGGTCAATCAGAATACACAATGTATCGATCGACAACTGATGGAACATCTTCTGCAACTGCAATTTATGGTGTAGATGATGTATTAGAAGCAGTATATAGAAACTCATCTTCTGTTGATTTTCCTTTAACAAAAATTAATCGATCAGCATATCAAGGTCTATCTAATAAAACAGATACAGGAACTCCTACACAATATTTTGTACAAAGATTTATTGATAAAGTAACTATCACTTTATATTTAACTCCCGGAAGCACTGAAGCCGGAAACTTTATTAATTACTACTATGTAAAAAGAATCCAGGATGCCGGAGCCTATACAAATAATGCAGATGTACCTTATAGATTTGTACCTTGCATGGTATCAGGACTTGCATATTATTTATCACAAAAATTTAAACCAGAACTTACACAACAAATGAAATTATTATACGAAGATGAATTACAAAGAGCTTTACAAGAAGATGGTTCATCATCTAGTTCATTTATAACCCCAAAGAGTTATTATCCAAATGTCTAATTTATCAAAAGGAAAATATGCACAATTTATTTCAGATCGAAGTGGAATGGCTTTTCCTTACAAAGAAATGGTTATTGAATGGAATGGATCAAGAGTTCATATTTCTGAATACGAAGCAAAGCAGCCACAACTAGAACCTAAACCTCATACTGCTGATGCACAAGGTTTACAAAATGCAAGACCAGCAAGAACAGAACCTGCTGTTTTAATTTTATTAAATTCAAATCCATTTGAAACTATAATTTATGGTGGCACTACTTATGTTAATGTTTATGAACCTTACCATGAAAGAACTGCAGGAAGTATTGTTCGATTTAGAGGACCTAGTAATGCAACTGGATTTCAAAATGTTCCAAGTTTTAATAACGTAACAGATATTAGTAATTCAAACGGTTTTACCATTACACTTGGCAAAATAAATTCTAGTGGTAATGTATCGAATACAACAAATTATTATTACTTTACTAGCACAAGTAGTGCTACAACAAGTGGTATTAGTGGAGGAGGAGATAATTGTACATCGGGTCCGGTGACATTATCAGCTTAATATGACATACGCAGAACTAGTACAAAAGATTAGAGATTACACAGAAGTAGATTCAAATGTATTAACATCTACAATTGTAGATGGGTTTATTGAAAATGCAGAGTTTAGAATATTTAGAGATGTGGATTCTGATAACAATAGAAGGTATGCTACAACTAATTTAATTGCTTCACAAAGATACATCGATATTCCAAATAATTTATTAGTAGTTCGATCAGCTCAAATTGTAAATGGTGGCTCAGGTTCTACTAGAAATTTTTTAGAATATAGAGATACTAGTTTTATGTCTGAATATAACTCTACGGGAACTACTGGAGAGCCAAAATACTATGGGATGTGGGATAAGGATACCATTGTTTTAGCTCCTACACCAGATTCTGCTTATGAAATTCAATTAAATTATATCTTGAAAGATGAAGGTTTATCGAGTACAAATACACAAACATACCTAAGTAAGTATTTTCCCAACGGACTTTTGTATGCATGTTTAGTTGAAGCTTACAGCTTCTTAAAGGGGCCAAATGATCTCTTGCAATTATATGAAGGAAAGTATAAACAAGTGGTTGAAGGCTTCTCAATTGAACAAATGGGAAGACGAAGACGAGATGAATATCAATCTGGTGTTCCTCGAGTCGGAGGTAAATAGGAGATAAACTATGGCTATAACACAAGCAATTGCAAATGCGTTTAAAAAACAATTACTAGAAGGTGATCACAATTTCGCTTTCGGTGGTGATAAGTTTAAACTAGCTCTTTATACTTCTTCGGCTACTCTAAACTCAGCGACTACTGCTTACGCAGCAACTAACGAAGTTGGTAACAGTGGATCTTACGCTGCTGGTGGTGGAGCATTGGTGCAACCAAATCCAAGTACATCGGTTGCATCAGGTGTTGCTATTGTTGATTTCAATGATTTATCATTTACATCAGCAACAATCACTGCAAGAGGAGCTTTAATCTATAACACATCTTCAGCTACAACTAATGCAGCTGTTGCAGTTTTAGATTTTGGAAGTGATAAATCTAGTACATCAGGAACTTTTACAGTTGTTTTCCCAGCATTTACAACTTCTGCAGCTATACTAAGAATCTCAGGATAATTTTTCAGAGATTTTTATCTCTGTTAAATACTAAGGAGATTTTTAAATGGCAGGTTGGAATGGTGACTATACCTGGGGTGCAGGCACCTGGGGTATAGGAAGGGTTGATGTATCTGTAAATCTTACTGGACAAGCTCTCACATCAAATTTAGGAAATGAAACTGTTACAGGTACAGGAAATGTAACTTTAACAGGACAGATTCTTAGTGCCAATTTAGGAAATGAAACTGTTACAGGTACAGGAAATGTATCTGTAACAGGACAGATTCTTAGTTCCAATTTAGGAAATGAAACTGTTACAGGTACTGCTAGTGTAAATTTAACAGGACAGATTCTTAGTGCCAATTTAGGAAATGAAACTGTTACAACAGATGTTGATGTAACTTTAACAGGACAGATTCTTAGTGCCAATTTAGGAAATGAAACTGTTACAACTGATGTAAGTACATCAGTTACCGGTCAAGCTTTAATATCAAATTTAGGTAATGAAACTGTTACAACAGATGCAAATGTATCTGTAACAGGTTTATCTTTTACTGCCAATTTAGGAAACGAAACTGTTACAACAGATGTTGATGTATCTGTTAATGGTCAACTACTTTCAATGCAAGAAGGTCTTGCAGGGATAGTTACAGATGTAAATGTTTCATTAAATGGTGAAATCCTTTCAACTAATTTAAACAGTGTAACTGTAGATTTAAATACTCCTGTAAATGTTACAGGTGAAATTCTTACTGCAAATTTAGGAAATGAAACTGTTACAACAGATGTTGATGTATCTGTTAATGGTCAAGCTTTAACATCAAATTTAGGTAATGAAACTGTTACAGGTACTGCTAGTGTAAATTTAACAGGTCAAGCTCTTACAACTAATTTAGATTCTGTTACTATTTTAATCAGTAATGATGTATTCCCAACTGGAGAAGTAATGTCTTCAGCATTGGGTTCTGTATCTATTACTGCTAATGCAGATGTAAATTTAACAGGTCAAGCTTTAACATCAAATTTAGGAAATGAAACTGTTACAGGTACTGCTAGTGTAAATTTAACAGGACAGATTCTTAGTGCCAATTTAGGAAATGAAACTGTTACAGGTACAGGAAATGTAACTTTAACAGGTTTATCTTTTACTGCCAATTTAGGAAACGAAACTGTTACAACAGATGCAAATGTATCTGTAACAGGTCAAGCTTTAACAGCTACTTTAGGTGATGAATCATCAACAATAGATATTGATGTTAATATCACAGGATCATTACTTTCTATGCAAGAAGGCGATGAATCAATTACCGGCGATGCAAGTGTTACATTAACAGGTCAAGCAATGACAGCTGCTTTAGGCACTGTAGATGTTGCATCTGCGGTTGAATTAACAGGTCTTGCAATGACTATGCAAGAAGGTGATGAAGGAACTACTGGAAATGCTATAGTCAATTTGACTGGATTTAACTTGACAATGGGACAAGGTAGCCTTAAAACTGTTATTTGGAACCCAGTGAATACCGGTACAGCTCCAGTTTGGACTGAAGTTGACACTGCCGCATAAATTTAATATTATGAATTATTTAAGGAATTAAAATATGGCAAATACCACATCAACCACTTTAAAATTAACGGTTCAAGCAACTGGTGAAAACTCAGGAACTTGGGGCCAATTTACAAATACAAATTTACTTATTTTAGAACAAGCTATCGGTGGTTATGATGCCGTTGGTGTTACTTCAGGAGCTACTTTAACTTTTTCAAATGGAGTTTTATCAAATGGTAAAAACCAAGTTTTAAAATTAGTAGGAACAATTACTGGAAACGTAAACGTTACTATTCCAGATGGAATTGAAAAAACTTATATTGTAAACAATGCAACTACTGGAGCACATACTGTTACATTTAAAACAAGTTCAGGATCAGGTGTTACTTGGGGTGCAACAGATAAAACTACAAAAATAGTTTACACAGATGGAACAGACGTTTTAGAAGGAGTTTCTGCAACAAGTCCTGGTGGAACTGACAAACAAATTCAATTTAATGACAATGGTTCTTTTGGTGGTATCACCATGGGAACTGCAGGGCAAGTTTTAACTACCGATGGTACAACTGCATCGTTCGGTGATATTTCAGGTGGAGCAGCATGGCAAGCGGTTATTACTGCTGACCCAGCGAATGCTGTTGCAGGTAATGGATATTTTTGTAATACAACAGGTGGAGCATTTACAGTGACACTTCCAACTGCTGCAACAATTGGAGATTTTATTTCAATCATTGATTATGCAGGAACATTTGACACTAAC